AATAAGCATTAAACCACGATAAAGTATAAAATTGATTATGCATCGCATCGTTGTGATAAGCATCAGCAATAGGATAGGCTTGTTGATCCCAACCTCTTACTTTTAAAATATTAGTTGGTGTCGAGAGTGGTGCTTCTACTATAGCTGTTGAAACAAATCCATCTGGTCTTGTAAATCTAAACCTAGCACCACTAGTATATGTTATAGAAGTATCTAATGTAGCTTTATTTCCACTCCAACTTACAATTTTAATTTCTTGTGGATAAGGATTGTAATCACGATTAACAACACTGCTAAACGGCGCAAATAATTCATTTGTATCAGAAGTTATATTTATTGGGATAGCGTTAGATGCTTCGTAATATATATCCATACCAACATCTTCTTTAGGTTCTGTCTCCCATATAGCTGGATTTGTAGATGACCAATCTTGATCAAGATCGCTCATGTTTTCAACTATTTCTATATGATGGAACTTTGCAGTATGTTGCCTCCATCTTCTCGCTTGTTGTATTGCTGTTAGTTCTTCTCCATCAACGTTTGTGTAGACAGTAGAATCTCCACAACTAGCAGTAGAAACTGGATATCCAGGTGGCATTGGTACTACCAAATTACTATCACTTGACCCACCACCCATATTTGCTTCAGCAGTCCAAGTCTCCCACCCCGGGAGAGGAATGCCAAGCGGGTTAAACCAAGAACCAGTTTGTTCCGGAACTGGATACGGATCGGCAATAGCGCCATACTTTGTACCTATCTGTCTACCTCCCCAATAACCAAGTTCTGGGGTATTTTTAATTTTTGTTGTTGACTTACCACCAATAGGGCTGTAACCACTAGGTCCTTGTCCTATTCCTACACCTGGGTTTTCATATTGTTCAAAGTAAATTCTAACCCTAGTCATGTTGTTACCGTTGTTTCTATTTGTCCATTGATTCCAAGTGTGATATCTACCTATTCCTGATTCTCCTGAAGGTTCAGCAATTGACCCTTGTACTGAATTCTCTCCCCAATATCCCCACTCATCATGCGTGTCACTATATGTTTTCCTTCCAAAATATGCTCCTGTTACTTTATATATAATACCATCAGGATCTTCTCTAAATCTAAAAGTAGCACCTTTTCTCATAAATTCTTTTGCAAAGAGGTGCTGTTCCTCCCAATCGGCATAGGCTTGTGCGTTAGTATGTGCGTTACCATCAGATCCAGTACTACTTCCGTAACCACGTATATGGATATAACCAATGTCCATAGCTTTACCATCCCTGTGTATACCTCTACCCCAATGATCACCTCTAGCCCAACCATTACAAGAATCTTCATAAGAAGCTTGACAACCTCTAGGGTGTGTACGATCTATAAAAAATGCCCCATGACTTCTCATCATCCATGTTTCGACCGCCCATTGTGATGAACAAAGCCCCCAATATAACCCATATATACCGTCAGTTGGTACGGTTGTGTTTGCTGGTTGGAAAAAGAATTTTCTATCTTTTGCACTACCACTTGTCGAGCCATAGGCAAAATCAGGATTAGTCATGCTATTAAAATTATTTGCATAAAAATTACCACCACAATGTATTCCCGCTGAATACCATTCTGAAGAGCGACCATTACGTCTACCTCCTTCTGGCCAGTTCCAATAACCAACTCTACCTAATATTTTAGGTTTCCAATTTTTTTCTGCTGGTAATAATAAGTTTTGTAATAATACTAGGTCTTTATATATCTTAACGAAAAATCTTCCTTCAAATTCTTTCTTATGTTCTATTTTGTGCACTGAAAACTCTATTCTTAAATCATCTACAGCGCCCAAGAAAGTCCCATCAGTACTACAAAAATCAACATCTTCTTTCATTGGATTGTCTAATGTAAACTTCCAATAACTACCTTCACCTCTCATTTTTGTTACTTGATACCATTCAGATTTAACAGCTGCTGTTCTTGATCTTAAATAAAAATGACCCTCTTTAATATGATCATATACATTTTTTCTACTAGCAGATGTATCATCTGCAGTTGCGATGCTACTAGAAGCAGAAGCCCCACTAAAAACCTTATCTAAACCTAAAGTAGTATTTCTAACCCATATCTCGCTAAGATCTTTTAAAGGAAAACCTAAACCAAGTGTACCAATACCAGCACTACCAGCTACACCAGGATTTTGATCATAAGCCTGTCCAACTTTCTTTACATTTGTTTTTATAAATTCAGGTGCTTCATTTTCTATGGCTATAACTTTATATTTAGCCGGATCTGTAACTGGCTGATGTGTATCGTGTCTCTTTTTTAATATTATAAAAGATTCTTCGTCAACTTTATTTCTATCAGCACTAGGAAAAGAAAGCCATATATTACCGTCTTCAGCATCATACCAACGGTCCATAGCCATATTGTAATATTCATTTGAAGTTTCTTTTACAAAGAATTTAAAATACCTTGCCCAACTAGGGTGGTCTGTAACAATTTGTGCTCTTATTTTGTTTATTGTGCTAGAATGTTCTTTTGGTATATTTAGTGTACCACTACCACCTTTACCTGCTAAAACAGGTGTTTCTCTTCCGTATTTATCACCATATACAACTCCAATTTGATATTCTCGTAACGATCTACAGGTTTTATGCGGTTCAGGAACACCATCAGCAACAAAATCACCTGTTTCTGGATCATAGTTTGTTTCAATTGTATATTCGTTAAGATCTTCGTTAAACACTGCATCTGTAGCGTTTAAAGCAGCCTCTCCAGCTTCTAACTCTACTAGTATTTTTGGTCTTACCTCTCCTTCTACAAAGTTACTAGTTAAATTATAATTTTGAAGATAATTACCGTATACCAATCTGTTAGAGCTTATTTCTTGTGCCAACGCTTTCCTTGGTACATTATCCCACTGTCTTAAAAGTTGATTAGATGGTACTGTTGCATGTATTAACTCTGACGTAACAACATATTCGCCTCTATGATTTTTATTAACATCAACAAGTGGTTCAAGATAATTTGGAGACATTGAATCCTGTTCCCTAGGTCCATTTACAGAATCAGGCCAAAGATATAAATCATCACTATCATTGCTCCAACTATCTGTCATCTTGATAGTTTCTACAGTATATATATTTGTGGATGCCTCATCTTTATATAGTAAATCGATTTCTACTACATCTTGAGGCCTTAGAGATTCTTCGACTACATAATTAGTTATTTTTAGACTTCTAAGTCTATTAGTCATACCTAAATTATAGGCTTTTTTAGGTAAATAGTCAAATGGTCCAGGTATAAATGCTGGTTCAGACCAAGGTGAAAAAGTAGAGTATTCACCATCTTCATATTTATATCTATATGCAAACCTTGGAAATTTAAACTCGAACATTGGTTCAACTTGTTCTAATCGTAAATTCCATTTTTTATTCTCAAGATCAATAGATTCTTTATCTATAGATTCTATTAAAAAATTCCAAGGCCCAGTGCTTGGCGTTGAGGTTGCAGAACCAGATATTATCTTAGCTCTAACATCATGCTCTGTAAATCCATCTAGACTAACTTGATCATCTTGATCTTGATTAAATATAATAATGTCTCCTAATCGCCAATCTACTGGATTTTCAGTATAAACATTAATAATTCTCATTCCTACCTTTTTAGTGTAGGCCCACATATTAGCAGCTGTATAAGAAAGAGAGTTACTTTCAACGCCTTGTGGATCTGCTGGACCGCTAATACCAAGAGAAGGATTACCGTTTGTTTTAGAAAAAGTATCGCCTTCTCTTTCTTCTTCATTTTCAGACATTATTAACGTTGGTGCTGATAAAGGTCCTCTTCTTATAACGGTTATATTTTCTTCTTTAACCCACCAAGGTAATCCAGATTGAGTTGATTCATTCCATTTTTTTCTTTTAACAGCTAAAGGTCTATCTTTATCTGGAGTAACACATAATCTTGTGTGAAAAAGATCATTGTCTCCTTCAAAAACAGGAGTTAAAAGTGATGGTGGCAAAGGAACAGAACCTCCAGTACCACCAATACATCTTTCAATTTTAATCTTTTTTGGTTCAGTGTGATTATCAGTCCAAAATAACATGCCATCAATAATATTAATACCTGTTATATATCTATCTTTATGAAAATTAAGAACTCTTTTAGCACTAAGATTTAGATAAGTTCCAATATGTATTGTTGTACTTGAAAGATCTTGAGAAGTATTATAAAGCCTTATTACACCACTAGTATAGGTATCATCGTAGGTCAAAACTGTTAAATCACTTTTATCATCCGATTTAATGTAATTAGCTGGTGTTTCGCTTGAAATGTACCCACTAACTAGCATGTCAGCTCTTATTTCAGTAAATGAATTTGTACTTGAAGAAGAAAGCTGTATATCACCACTAACATCAGTATTTGTTGAAGAACCTACTGACTGAACTTTGAAATTAGCTTGGTATATATCTACAAAAACATATTTAAAAGTTTCTGTTGTTATGTCATATTCTATTATATAATCTTTCCAAGCTTTTTCAACATTCCAATCAAAATCAGTTTTTTCTGGACCAGCTACTAAATAGTATATTTTATCATTCTTATTATCAGCTATACTACCTACACACGTACTGCCTTCTGGTACTAAACCACCTGATATTAAGGTGTTACCAAGTACATTTTGAGCAGACCCAGTATCTGATTCATTTGAAGATTGAACCTCTATATTGACAGCGTCTCTATACTCGCCATCCATGACGATACGCTCATCCATATCTTTGTTCATCTTTCCAGATGAAAATTTTCTATTAAATAAAGGCATATTTTAGTGTTTAATCCATTTAGATTTCCCTCTTAGTATTTGGGTAATTTCTTCTAATTTAATACTTGATAATCTTATTTTTGCATTTCTAACCGCGGCTGTTCTTTCTTTTTTATATAGTTGTACTATATTAGGATCAGCACTTGCTCTAGTGCTTAAAACAGCATAAGCTATATGTTTATACATGGCTTCTTCAGCGAACTTATGAACTATCATATCACCATCATCAGCAAGACCATCACTTATGTATTGTATAGTTACAGTTTTTCCAGCTAAATTAGAATCAAAATATATCTTTCCATAATTTGAATGACTACGGTTATTGTTGATCCAAAAACAACCATTAGTATTTGAATGTTGTGGATCGAGTCCATATCTTTGCCCAACATCACTATGGTATATATAATCTTCAACATTTGTATTGGTTGTGTCTGAACTAACGCCTTGAACATTGCTCCACGTTGTAGAATCTTCTATAGTTGGATTTTGTGTGAAATTTGTTGATGCAGTTGTTGTTTCGTAAACAGCGTCATGCCATGTTGTCCAGTTAAGAGGATCATTTACATCATCACTGTATACTGGAATTTTAGTTT